CCCTCATCCGGCAGGAGAAGGTCGGGCATTTAGGGCTTCCATTGGTCTTTGTTGAGTAACCACATCTCAGCGACTGCTTTCTGCGTCACCGGACGATTGGCCTTTTTTAGCGCCACTTCTGACTGTTCAACAAACAGCGGCGGGATGTCCTTGACCCTCACACGCCCGGCTGGAAGCACCACAACAGCTTTATCGCGCTCAGATTGCGTGAGTGAAGACGCCGGAAGATCGGCGCCCATACCGTAGGTGAAGGCACTAAAAAATCCAGGCACGCGCACCGTATCATCAAACGCGGCCTGGGCTACTTTGACTCGCTCATCAGGCGCCAGCGGCTTGCCGGCCTGCCGTGCGGCGAGAGCCAACCGCGCATCGACCGCGGCGCGCAGCATCACAAGACGATCTTTTTTCGCTTCTGACATGCCCTTTTCGTTCGGATCAAGGTCTGCCGCAATAGCAAGTGCCTTGAACGTGTTGTTGTCTATGCGTGCCGCCGCCAGTGCTTCCGCGCTCTTGGTCAGCGCATCGTGTGCTTTCACGAGAGCTATTGTATTCTGCGTGCCGATGTCAGAGCGCAACGCTAACAATTCATCGCGCGTTTTTTTAGCGAGCACGTCCGGGTCAGAAAGTTCCAGCATCGCATCAAGGCCAGCACGATTCAGTTGGGCTTCTGTCCGCCTTTCTTCAGCTTCTGCGCGCACGATGTCGGCATATTCCTCGTTCCTCGCCGCCATCCGAACGTGATTCGCCGCCTTCGGGTCTTTCGCGAGCAGAGCCGTGAACGCGGGGCTGCCGGTCAGCGTCGGCCCTCGGACGCCCTTAATAACAAGTTCCTCAACCCGCGCAATCGCCGATGCGCTTTCCGCGCGGCGTTGCGTTTCCAGCGCCCGCACTCGATGCTCGAATCCTGCAAGCGCGGCCTTGAGCGCGGTCGGGTTGTTCTTAACCGACGAATCGGCCCGGATCACGTCCTCGGCGTCCGAAGACTTCACAGGGTCAATACTGTTCTCCGGTTTGAACTTCGACCACACTGCGGCGGCCACCGCATCGCCTACCGACTCGGCTGTTGCCGTTTCGGCGAACTTCCCAATCTCGGCGCGCAACGAGCCGCGGATTTCGCTCTCGTGCTTATCGAAATACGCCTTTGCCGCCGCGGGGTTCTTGGCCGCGAGTGTCTGAATCACTTGTTGGTGCAGTTTGGTGATGTCTTCGTCATTCTGCGCCGCCAATGTTTTTGGGTTCGTGATCCCCTTACGCGCGGCAATGAACGCGTTGGTCTTTTTGATGTCGGCAATCGACACCTGCACCGTAGCCTCATCTGCCGCAGCCGCGGCGAGATCAATGCTGGCAACCTTGCTGGCGGCGGCACTCATGTCCATCGAATGCTCGGTTTCTTTCGCCTCGAACTCCGACATACTGTGCATACTGTTCAATCGCACCGACGCCATGCGCTTGAGCAAGACTTGTCGCTGCACATCGTTTCCCATCGCTTCAAGATGTTTCTTGGCCGACTCGTCCCACCATTTCTTCGTATCTGTCGTAACGCCTTTCGAGAAATCACCCTTGCGATTTTTACCCACGTCCGCTTGATACTCAAGGTAGTCAGCCTTCCATTTTGTCTCGCCTTGAAATACCATGTCGGCGTTTTCGCGTTCCTGCATGTTGTAGGCGACCGCGGCCAGCCCGATACCGGCGTCAAGCACGCCTTTACTGACCTGTGCGAGACGATCACCGGCGCCACCAAGCAGCGCAGGGGTCGCGACCGACTCCTGCCGATATCCGGGCAGGGGGCGCGGCTCTACTTGCGACTCGTATACAGGGACTTTGGGCATGGTCTATATCACAAGCGGCGAGGTTGAGGTGCGCATGGCATACCATGAGGACGCCACGCGCCCGCCAGAAGTCAGTGCTGTCCCGGCTGCGTCAAGGAACGGACTGATCGACTCCCCGCGATACCTTAAAAAATCGGCATTTGAAATGTAACCCGACGCTTGCTGCCGATAAGCCCACGCTTCCCTCGCGGCGTTATCCGTCGCGGTTGCCTCGTCGCGCGCCGCCATCAGTTCCGTGTCGGCCAGAAGACGTAGCGCACTTCCCTCATCGAGCGCTACATTTCGCGACGCAAGAATAGCTTCCTGCGCGCCGAGCACTTGCCCTTTCTTTAGTTGAATGCTCTGCTTGGTGCGTGCCCCGCGTTCGAGCGCGTCCTGCGCTTGCCATTCAGCAAGCTGCGCATTGTTCCGGGCTACCTGGGATTGATACTCGTAGCCGGCCTGCTCGCCTTCGCTCTTGCGATACGATGAATAGGTAGAACCTAGGGCGCCCAAAGCCTGCGCACCGAGGCTGAAAAGGCCGATTGTTGAGATATCACACATAGCCTACGCCTTTTTCAAACCCACCGAAAATCGTTCGTATCCCAATCCCTCGTAAGCCCGCACTGTGCGTTCGGTATGAATCCCGGTAGATACGCCAAGCAATTTCTCGGTAACACCAAACTCGTTCGCCCACGCCTCGAACGCTTTCACAAGTCCTATAAATGCGGCCCCGCCACGACGTTCGGGTGTTACGTAGACGAGCAGATCAGACGCATACCTATCCCGCCCGAAAAAATGCTCGCCCACCACGAAGGCAAGCATCCCGACTATTTTACCCTCCATCTCGGCGACAAGTAGGCCGCCCTCACCAGATGAAATGAGCCATCGAAAGAGATGAAACATTTTTTCTTCGGAGTAGTCCAGCGACCGGAAGCGCGGGCTTTCCGCGTGCATTACTGGCGCCATCGCCAGTAAAAACGGCACATCATTTTCAGTCGCTCTACGAACGGTCGCCATTAGCCCCCCATCGCGGTATCAGGTATCAACCCGGAAATTGTCAGTGGCAACGGGTCGCTCTGCCGTATGCAGATAGGAGCGTCATAACTCCACGTAGGCTCAAAATTCAAAAACACGATACCGCTCTTGAGCGAAGGCGGCGACCCATAAGGCTCGGTTGTGCGCGGTTTTACTTCCCGAAGTTTCGTGAACGACGGCCCGGCGAAAATACCAGAGGACTCATTCACGCGGAGATAAAGTTTATTGACGTTTTGTAGGGTGCCCTGGCCGAACGCTTGAATCTCCTGAACAAGCGGCAGGGTTTGTGCGTCGGCGATGATTTTCAAACCAACAGTTACCTTGCTTGCGGCCTCTGTTAACGTGATCTCCCCGTCGGCATTGACTACCTGCTGCGGGTGAACAGCGCCGTCCGCGAGAATAGAAACAGTTTTTCCGATCAGGTGCCAAAAGCCCCCTAAATTTGTTGCGGGCGCCCCGTTGTAAAACAGCCCGGCATCAACAATGAAACTATCCGCCAGCGTGGCAAACTTTCGTGTGTGCATCTGCTCAACGAATCGTTTGGTATTACCACCGACCACCCGGCGGACGATTGCATAAAGCACATCTTCGTTCCCTTCCGGTATTGCGGCCACGGACTCAAAGAACCCATCCGTGTTGTGTTGGTGCCACGCGACGACCTCATGCTCAGGCACATAGGTCAAACCAAGCAATACGCCGTCTGATCGCACGCACCACAACGTCGGGTTCGGTGAGCGCACGAATGTCATGCTAACGACGGTAAAACCATCAAAAAGATGCGGAGCCATCAACGACAAATCAGCCGTTTTATAGCCTTGTTGTTCCCACGAAAACTGTATCTCACGGATGCGGGCACCACGATCCTGCGCATAAAGAACAGCGTTGTTGGTGATAGCCGGGCGGACTTGAGACGATCCACTACCTCCCTGCACACGATAGTCGATGTTTCCCGGCGTGATCGGGCCGACCGCCCCGCCAGCATTTATCAACCATTCCGCACCCGAGGTAAGCGCTAGTAAATCCCCGAGCGGAACGAGGTGCCGAATCGTATTAGCTTGCCGTGAGGTAAGGCGTGCGGTGATGGCGTCGCTATCCCGCGTCGGTATCGAATAGGTCATGTTACTCTCGGTGCCCGAACGTGTGGCCCACACATTCTGCGGTTTGTTCGTGCTGCCGGCGAACCAGCGACGCCCTTGAAAATACCCAACAGCACCCGGAAAATTCCCCGCTGTTGAAATCGGGTCATCTGTCTCAGGCGGCGTTTTCGACAAATCCGGCGTAATATTCTGATCCTTGAATCCTGGCGTCCCACCATCGTGCTGCCCAACATAGCCAAATATGCCGTTTTCTTTTCTGTAGACATTGTAGCGAATTGCACTGGCGGCATTTGTCCAAGTAATAGTGTTGAATGCGCCGGCTGTTGTTAAAACCTGACAAGCGGCGTTTGTGGCCGTCGCTTTCAAGGATTCTTCCTGCCCGTCAGTTGCGAGTGCCGTCACCGCGTAGCTATAGCTAGTGCCACCGGCTGCGTTCGGCGTAATAATTACCGCCGTAGGGGCCGCTTGCGTTGGCGCTACTGTCACCGTGCTGAAAACCCAATTCGTTGCGCCGAGGCGCTTTAACTCCCGAGTCTGATATCCGACGTGTGTGATGGTTAACACATCGGATGACTGCGTGATCTCAAGGTTCTGTAGATCAGCCGTCGCGTAGGGCGAAGCAATTTCGTAGACCCGCCCCGCAGTTCCACCAGCGCTATATACGCCGAAAGTTGTGGTGTTGATGGCTGACCCGTTAAGGTCTGTGAGTTCAAACGTGTTTGCCCCCGCATTCACGTTGGCCGCAATAACATAGCGGCTATTGAGTTCCGTCATCCCGCCGATGCCAGAAAGAAAAAACCAATCACCGTTGGCGGGATCAAGTCCAGTGTAAGTCAGCACACCAGGATTAGCTTGACTGATGCCGGTGATTGTGAGCGGGGTTTCCAAAACCGTGCCGCCGAGTGCGTGGAAGCGCACGTAAAAGTCACCAAACTCAAGAACGAACGCTTGCGTGGTGCTGAAGATGAACGGAATCAGCACCGACGTTTTGGTTGGGCCGGGTTCGGCTGTCTCGATAACGTATTGCAGGCCTGCGCGGTTTACTATAGGGCCGTGCGGACGAACCTCAAAATTCAAACACTTCGCCAGCCCCGTTTGAAACTTTGTAAGATCGAGTCGCGCAAAAAGTTCAGGCGTAATCTCGCCACCGGCGAAGGATCGAAAGATGGTTTTCATTACGACCGCGCTTTCAGTCCCGAGGGCACGAACGTATCGTAGGATGTGTTGCGTCCTTGCTGCCCGTCGGATGCCTTCGCCCGCGGCCCATCCACCTTCTCGAACCATTCAAGCTGCTTGGCCGCAATCTTCATGCCTTCCGTGCCTTTGATAAGCGGCCCGGCGAGAAACGAAGCCAACAGGCGCGAGATCGCCATGACAACCAGCGGAGAGAATTTCGCGGTGTCCGTCACTTGACGAATGAACATTACCGTCGCGTCAGTGACGTTGCTGTAGATTACTTGCGAGCCATCATCAAGCGCTTCCACAGTAAACGGATACGCTTGCGCCCGCGCAACGAACTCGGACTGATCGAAAATGGCGCCTTGCGATGCGCTCGCTACTTCAGCGGGGAATACCGCGATCACCTTCATACAAGTCGGATACGCGTATGCGTAAGCCCACTCTTGCGGAAGCTGCGTCGTCACGAGCAAAGCAAGCGAGTCCCGCCCAACGGCAAACCCCCAATTATGCATCTGCACCACCGCATCGCGCGCAATGGGGTAGAAGCGCTGCGCGTGAGCCGCCTGCGCACTCCCATCAGGGGGCGTAATAGCCGATACGCCGGCTTCGTCGCCAAGATGCCCGAGGGCCAGATTAATAATATCAATCGCGGAGGCCATGACGCCACCCTTCTAAAAGAAACGGGGAGCGCGAGCGCCCCCCGTTGTCGCCTCGCGTGTGCCGCGAGAAATTAAACCAAGTCCTCGCCCGTTTGACGGAGAGAAATCGGCCCGGTGTCTTTCTTGGCGGGGGTGGGTTTCACGCCGGCGACTTCTTTGAACCATGTCGCCTTGCTCCCTGCCGGAACCTGAAAAACATCGCCCGGATTGCGAGGGCCACCGAAGTAGCCCTTCGCGCTCGCTTTGACCGTGATCTCGGACATGTTACGCGCCTAGAGCGTTAGGATACGCGCTCCACTTGCTCACGTCCTTGGTCAGATACGCGCTGACGTTGCCCGCGGTGATGGTGGTCGTGGCAACGATGGCTTTGACGCCGAGGAAGCGCTCGTAGACCGTTCCCTCTACCGGAAGCGCAACGATGACGGGATACCCGCCGGCGTTGAGTTCCGGGTCGTTGGAACCCGCGTCATCGGTCACGAACGCCTTCGACAAGAAGTGGATCGTTTCCGAGGTCGCCAGATCGGCGGTGCTGTCCGACACCAGCTTGAACTGGATCGTGCCCGCCACGCCGGCGGTAATGACTTCCACATCCACCGAGATGACGAGGTAAAGCTGCTCACCGACACCGATGTCACGGTGCGCGGCTCCGAGGTCGATCACGTCTCCAACGATGATGGTGCTTGCGGCCACCGCCACCGAAAACGCATCGGCAAATTCCGTTCGTTCGTCGAGGATCATGTTTATTGCTCCTGTGTTTTCTGGTTGGTGGTTACACTACCGCGGCTTCGGTCAGCAGGATCGAGTCGCAGCGCTTGACGGGGATGCCGTCGAACGATACCACGCGCTTGCCGGCGACCGTTTCGTAGGTCAGCACTCCGGGCGCGATCTTTTCGAGAATCCCGAGGCGCAGCTTTTCGCGGATCGTGCGATTCACGTAGAACACCGCCCGGCCCATGCCAAACGTCGGAATGCGCTCCGATGCCTGGATCATCCAGGTAATGAGGTTCTTCGTGTTCGCCAGCGTGTTGAGATCGCTCACGTCGATGTTCGCGATGCGCACGAAATAGCGCCAGTCGCGAATCGACAGGCCGGCGTCGAGCCGATAGTGCGTGCGATACATCTCGGCACGCCCACCGGCGCCGTCCACGTTCTCAACGGTGACTTGGCCCTTGTCGGTGACTTGCAGCCCGGCCTTCGAGCCTTTCGGCACGATACCGAAGCCGGTGTTCGGCCCCCAAACACAGAGCCAGATGCTCGTGTTGTCAGAACCCGCACCGGCGCCACTCACGATGTTGTCAGCG